TGCATGCGTTTCCAGCTGGAACCGCAGAGAAGTCTTGTCTTTTATAAGCCCCTCAGGGTATGTTATTGAGGCAGCTGTTAACTCGTAGTCTGACTGTAGTATAACCTCGGTGGCGCCGTCACGCAGGAAAGCAGTGTAGGTGGTACCAGGCTCTGGCCCAATATCGTCAGCGAACTGGTCTACCAAAGTTGGGCCAGTCTGCAATAGCCTATCCCTATGCTTCCAAGTTATAATCGGATACCGCACAATAGCCACTGTGGGGTAGGACACCCCTAGCACCTGCAACTTGCCGGGCGGGTTGGGTGCAGCCATTCTGGACGTCATGCTTATGGAGTCAACAGGCGCTGACACTGTGTCTAAGGTGCCTTTGCCGGTAACAGCCAGCATTTTGACAGCTAGCATGTCATCGCTCTGGTACTGGGTTTCAATACCTGTCAAGTAGTCACCCAAGAACATGATACGCATCCCAGACGGCAGAATCCTCAATGGCGGAGTGTCTAACATGCCACGCTTAACTGTGATTGATGTGCTTGAGATGGTTACTAGCTGGAAAAATTCATGTTCTACACCATACATATTTATAGCGCCATAACCAAAGCAGCCTATGTCTCCGGGTTTGGCAAGGTCTAAATCCTGGCCGCCCGTGATTGTCAAGACTGTATCGCCGGGGCCATAGTCTACCGCAATTACAGCTGTTCCCACAAAGCTAACTTGGCCTACTTCAGAATATGGGAAAGTAGAACCACCTTCAGCCACCATGGCTTTAGCCAAGTAGGCACCGTTGCCTGGGTAGCTTCCGGCCAGTATTACATACGCTGCATCAGCAGATAGCTGGCGGGCTGATGTGTCACCAAGCCAGCGGGCGACTAAGTAGTAAGGCGCTTCGCAGACAAATCTATAGGGCACAGGATTTGGTGGGCCAATGGGGTCTGTCCATGCGGTATCTGGCGGGGCTGAATAGACAGCATCAGACAGCGAAAAATAGTCCTCTACGGCATTAACGGTGACACGCCCTTTCGTCAGTGTGCCCAAGTCCATACTAGTCACACGGAAGACCACGCCAGCTATATTGAGCTCAGACCAGTTCATGACAAAGACGCTGCCTATATTTAGCGTGACAGCATTGCGGTTAACATGCAAGGACACACTGGCTAGGGGTGACGACATCACTTTGAGCTCGCGGGCAGCAACCCTAGCAGCCAAGTCGCCATGCGTTATGGCGGGGCATTGGACAGTTGCCCCAATGGTTGTGCCTTGCTGAATCTGCAAAGCAATATCCTGCACCGTTGTCGAGTTGTTTTTGCTTATGCTTTTATCCCAATATACCACCGTGACTTGGTTTGTTAACTCGGAAACAGTACTCTTCTTGTACTCAGGCACCTTGTCAATAGAATTTTCGTCTAGCACCGGCAACAGCTCGACATCGTACCCCCCTCGGGCAAGCGCCATCTCAAATTTACCAGTGAATCGGTCTACATAGACTGAGCCATCAATATGCCTTAAAATTAAGGTTATGACTTCCTCCACGTCTTTTTCTTTAGTCCACACAAATGATAGGCCAAACCCTTCATTGTACAACGTATCTGCGCAGGCTGTAAAAGAATCACCCATGTCTATGTCAACTTGGCCCATGCCCCATTCTTGGTCTATCAAACATTCCCTGACAATATGCGCCGGGTTCATGTCTCTGCCTATACGGGCTTTGGCTAGGTACCATTGAGGCGTACCGTCAGTGCGAATGTTTGTGCGTATGGCCCTAATGCCCATCTTTTTAAAGTATGGGTTATTGCCAAAATAAAACTTGTTGAATATGAGGGAAAGGACGCCGCGATAGGCTGGCAGCAAGGTGGAGCCCAGCACACCCACTAAGTAGTCGTTCAGGCCTTGGGTTGGTCCACCAAAGAGCACATCGACAAAACCACCGACACCGCCTTCACGGCTTTGCCCACCGAACAACTCCGGGGCGTCCACGGTTATGCGCCCACCAGGAAGCCCGGCGGCTGAACCTGCCCAAGCTTCCTTGTCGTCAAAAGTAATGCGCGTTACATCGTCCACCGGGCCATGGCAAAAAACTGCATGCAAGCCCAAGTAGTATTTGAATCCGATAGTCTGTTTTGACCCGCCGCCGCTCATTTGTTTAGCTCCCTAAGGATTTTATCATTAACCACTAGCGAAGCCAGCGCGTCGTTTGTGTCAAGCAGTTCTTGCGCTGGAATGCCTTGGGCTAGAAACCTCTCATAGTCCAGAGCATACCGGTCAGCAAACATTTGCATGCCGTCCTTGCAATAGAAAAACCTACGCGCATCAGACCTACGTATGATGAGGGTAGATAGGTCAATTTCAGGGGCTGAATCGGCCATGGCTTACTTCTTACCGCCAGACGATTTAATAGGCACAGCCCGGAAGTCTCCATACCAACAGGAGTTCGGGCCGTTAAGGTCTCGCTCACCAAAAAGCACTGGTATAGAACGCCCTATCTCAGCTGTCGGCCCTTGCAGGTCATTTATGCCTGCAGCTTTTTGGTCCTGTACTTTAGCACTTGGCATCATCAAATACGCCACCGCCGTTAAAATAACCAGTAGGATCAATACAATCCACATGGTAAACCTCCAATTAAGTTATTGAGCTGCCACCCAGCGGGTTGCGTGTTGGAATCCACGGAAACCCGCCAAAGTTTAATATGTTACTGAATTTCGAGTCACAAGTACCCCGTAGATGGTTGCATCCGGGATACATACGCGCAACCGTTGTGACCCGAAGCCCAAAAAGTGGCCTGGCAATAGTGATTGTCCCAGCTGTGCGGTCGTGCGCAATGATAAAGCGTGAAGTCCCATCAGAAGCGTAGACTAGCCCGCCAGTAAACCACCCCGACAATGGGCCGGTCGTCAGCCCGTCAATTGTCAATACTGTGCCGGTGACTGTTGAGATGGTGCCGTCCAAGCGGTATAGTTCTCGGTTGACATTGCAGCCTATGCCGTACAGGGTGCGCCTACAACTGGTCTCGAATTTAGCCCGCAACCCGATGCGGCGCATGGAAGTAAAGATGGACTCACAGGCCAGCTCTATTTTTGAGTCCGCTGCTTTGGCGCTCATCACCCGGCCTTTCCAGTATGTGATAAACTCACTGTCTACATCGCCTGCATGACCACGGTATATTGTGATAATTGTGGGCGATTCAGGCGTGACACCTAAGAACTCCATGGCAAACTCGCTAAGCCGCGGGAAGGTAAACGTCATGGAGCCTTTGAATGGGTCAGTGGTTTGGCGCAAGGCACTACGGCCTACACTAGACGCCTTATAGGTCTGCCCCAGCCTTATGACATCGTAGGCGCAGCTTGCAAAAGTCCACCGCACACCGTCCTGCATAAATTCGTAGAGCTCTATAGGAGTTCCAGACTGCAGAGATTTTTCAGCAGTTAAATAGGCCACGCTTAAGCTCCCTCAGGGGTTTCAGTAACCAGCATCGAGGCTGTGACTCGGCTGGCGTAATCATGAATCAGGTCCACCCGGTCAGTGTCCAGCCGCACATGCTTCATGAAGCAGACCATATCAATGTCCACAATGTTGAGTGTGACGCCCATGGCCGAGTCCATGCTTAGGGCTTCGTTGCCATCAATCTGCGTGACGCCACTCAGTATGCGCCGGTAATACTTAACCCCAGACTTAAGCAGAATCATTATGTCTGTAGTTGAGTAGAATAGCGGGTAGCCAATAGGCGACACAATAAGCCCTGTTGATGAGGCACTTAAATCTTGCAGAATAGCTAAGTCGTTATTCCAACTGGGTAGCCAGAAAGATTTTTGTTTGCCTCGGCGATAATGTAGCCATTTTCGCATCCTCCAGGCACTTGCACGGTCCAAGGCGTCTAAGGCTATGGTTTCGCTTCTAGTCATAAAGCTTTGTGTCTGGTCAACGTCAAACACCCCAGACCCATTGTCGAAAACATCAATGGGCTTCATTATTTTCTCTTGCAAGTTGCCAACAACTATGGACCTGTCAAGCATAACCTCAAGGCCCCTATAAGTGGGAAAGCCTATATCGGCACCAAAATCAAGGTTGTTGGTCACTAGGAAAGTCATCTTGCCCGTTGATATGGGATTTGCGGACCGGCCAAACTCAGTTCCGGCCAGGGTTCTAGCGTATCGTATAGGAATCACATAGGCGCTAGTGTAGCTCTGGGTTAGGCCTATTTTTAGGGCCATTGTGGCGCTAGTCATTGCCAGCGTTTCAATGGCCTCGTTCTTTGTGTCACTCTCCCAGACAATGATAATGTCATTAGCCCTAAAGTCTGCATCAGTCGTGTCGTATGTCAACACAGTGACACCAGCAGTAAGGGCCCCGATAAACACCGCTTCTGTCCATACTGGCATACCATAAACCCGATGCGCCCATTGTGTAGAAATGGCTTTAGCTTTAGAGTATTGCAATGGCGTGAACTGGAAATTGTATTGGAAGCTCTGTCTAGGTGCTTGGCGTAAGGCTATGCGCTGCTCGGTGTTATATGAGGGCACAATATCTGTCTGCCATTCAAGCGACTCCCTAATCTTTGTTTGAGGCACAAAAGGCCAGATAGTGACACGCCGACCGGTGAAATGCACAGAAGGCAACTCAGTTCCAAAGTCAAACACATACGAGCCATCAAGCACTGGTGAACCATTGACCGAAATGTTGACTGTGTAGATTCTAGCTTCAAGGGCAATGAAAACAGTCGGCGCCGGGAAGGGCTCTGTCAACGTTAGGCCGTCAAGGTCTACCGTCTGAATGTCCAGCAAAGTTATGCCTTCAAAATGCGCATTCCACACTTCTAAAGTCTTAGTCTGCGACGACAGCAGGTTGCCCAAGTTGACTTCGCTGGGCCAGATATGCACTCTATAATACCAGTCTTCTAGGAACGAAGGCGCTCGGTAGAAAGTGAGGGCTTCTGGTATTTCAGCAATAGGTAACTGGGAAACCATGTCGCCATACGCCGCCACTTCAGGCAGGAACAGTCCAACCTTTGGCGGTGTAAGGCGCTGGAAGGTCAAAGTGGTCAAGGCGTCGACAAAATCGGGCCCTACTACTTGCATATAGCCTATGCCTGGTAGAACATACCCAACAATAACGCTCATATTATGCCTTCTTGTAAGCTATACCGCGTTGAGCACTCAAGCCACCTTGCTGATACCATGGGAAGACTTTCCACGTGTCAGACCCTAGCGTGAACTCTTGGCCTGGAATGTAGTTTGTCATGTCCATGTACCGTATACCCGGCACTACGCCTATCGGGCTTAGGTAAGTGTTGGATATATTCAACGAAACGATATTGGGCAGCAAGACCACCATATTGTTTAGCGGGTTCTTAGCCAGTTCCCGCAAAGGTTTGTCGTGCATACCTCCACCAGCGCAAGACATGGCTTGGTAGTTTGTATCGCCAGCCCAGCCGGAGCAAGCCCAATTATCGAACGAGCCAGACGCCACCCGCACAAAAGACCCTTGCCCACCGTTAGCTGCTGCTATGTCCCCGAATCTGAAAGGCACTAACTCTAAGGCGCGTGACCCTAAGTCCATATCCTCCCCGAGCCAGACAGAGCCTGTGGTGGCATTGGTCACGTGCTTGCCACCAGTAGCATAGAAAAATCGGCCACTGCCTGGCGCTGAGCTGCTGAACAAATCCATTGAGCCAAAGCCAAAACGCTTAAAGACGCCTGTCCTAATTTCAAGCTCACAATACAAGGTCTTAGAATCTGGCGCAAAAAAGTGGTAAGCTGGAAAAGGCGGCAAGGCAGTCACAAGTGGCATGAACGCGTGGCCTTGTATGCCGCCAGTAGATGAGCCTCTGGTGGGGTGGCCTGGTTGTAAGTCCCAAGCAACTGCGCCATTATAACTGTCTGAGCCGCTGACGCCTATGCCGTACTTAGAAGCTGCAGAACCTCCGTTAATGACAGCTGTTTCATTGGTGAACATGCGCAAGCTGAAGAATGCAGAGCCTTTATGCAGAGTCATTGAGTTGGCAGTTTTGCTGTCAATAGTCCAGCCTTGTGTGCCTGCAAAAATATAGAACTTGTCAAGCAAATCATTGAGGGCGCTAGCAGACCCTGTTTCATATACGGCCATGGTTTTATCCTGATTAGTCTAGCGAAAGAGCCCAATAGTCTTGGACAGACGTACGGTAAGCGCCTTGAAAAACCACGTAGGTTTTGCCACCAACAACCGATGTATTTTCTGAGGCGTTAGAAAAGCCTGACACAGAATAAGTGCCCTCCAGCTCCCCGAAGACTGCAGTATAAGGCAGGCGTTGCGCCAGTATACAAGACTGGAACACATACCCGCCGCCTTGGCAGTCCCTATAAGGGCGTTTGCCTACGGCTTGCTGGTCGCTCATACAATGTGGCCATACAGCCCTAAGAGCCCCGGTTGTTAAGTAGGGCGCAGTGTTACCAGTATTGAGGCCAACGACTGTTTCTGGGTTACTCGTGGAGCTTGGCCGGTTGCCATAGCCGGCCCAAACAGCGTCAGGTTGGCGCAAGTACAACGTACAGTCCACATAGTCAACTGTAGGCACCGCGCCACACCCAGGCATTGAATAGACCCCATGCTGGTAGCTAGCATAAGAATAAACCCAGTTTGTGCCGCGCGTGGTGTTAGTTGGCACCATTGACCCGCCTACAGCTAAAGGGTAAGGGTATTGGCCCGGGGAGGCATACGGTAAAATAAGCCCTAAATAGCCAGCTTCATAGGTAGTTGAGATTTTTAGCGCAAAGCGGAAACTTCTGCCAGACGCCACAAACCAATAGGGTATTGAGGCATTCCAGGTAGGCACCATGGGCACGTTGAGGCCGTTGGTTACCTCATACCCCGGTATAGCGCCAGGCTGTTTAAACCAAGACTTTTCATTGGAGTCATACCCGCTATAACCATTCAAGAATAGGTTGTACCAGCCATAAAAAGCATCATACTCACTTCTAATGCCTACAAAAATCTCGTCAGTACCACCTTGGCCGACGCCCTTAAGGATGGCTTCACTGCCAAACTGGTTGGCCACGGTGCCATCAGAAGCAACCAGCTGCAGGCTAGCCCAAGTGACAGACGTTGTGCCGGACTGTACAGACACGACCAGGATACGCCAGTATTCATGGGAACCGACACTAGACAGGGCATAGTCTCGCCATTCACCTGCTGTAAAAACTGCCGCCGTAGTGACACTTAAGGCGTCAGTCCAAGTTGTACCATTGTCTGAATACTGCAGCTTGAAGTTGCGCAACATGGTACTCAAATCAGTGGTACTCTGTGGAGCTCTGACCCGTACAGTCAGAACACTTTTAGCCACTCTCAATTGCATAGACACAAAGCTTGTATTTAGCACGCAAGTAGCTTTGAAGGCAGCGAGCTTAGAAGTTGTCTCGTTGTCAGTGTTCAGCGTCCGCGGGTCATTCCTATAAGTGTGGTATGTTTTGCGGTCTGTGTCAAGAGTAGGCTCCACCATATTAGTGGTGGAAGCCAGCAAGTTATCCCGCTTGACATATAAAGGAATCCACGCTTGACCAGTGCCAACCAGGGTTGCATTAGTGGTCAAGAAGGTTATTATTTTGCCAAAAAGGTCTTCCATATTGGAAGCTGTTCCCACTTCGTTAGCCATTAGTTCAATCCTAGGTTAAAAGCCAAGTTCTCGGCGGTTTTTATTCATTATGTTGACCACCAAACGTTCACCGTGCTCAGTGTCCAAGTAGTCCCCAACTATTGATGGGTCTAATACATTGACCACTTTGAAGTTAGGCACGGCTTGAGGCTGCTGCTGGTTCTGCCCAGCAGTCTTGTCATTTAGAATGCGGTCAGTTACTTCGCGGCCAGTCACAGAAGCCGGGCCTCGTACAAACTCAGGGCCGTACTCACCGACTAGGCCTATTTTGCCGGCTGGGATGTTGCCACCTTTATCATGTGCCCCAGAGAAGTTAACCCCCGACACATTTGAGATATTAATGGCACCCTGAGCAGCTGCAGCGGCAATCATTGGAATGTTGTACGGGAAGCCTGCCTTAGAAGCCTCAGCTATATTCTGTTGCATGGCAATCAAGGCGCTTGCGATGGCAAAAGCCTTGCTCACGGCGAATAGTGCCTTATAGGTATCTGATTGCTCACCAGCAAAGTTCTTTGCTAGGTCTGCCATGCCACCAAACAGTGCCGACGCGTTATTGAGTTGGCTTTGGATTCGCTTGGTATCCGCAGCAGCTTGTGCCTTATCAAAACCGTCTTTCAGCTTACCTAACAGGGCTTGGCGCTCGGTCTCTGTGACTTCTTCACTGGCAAGAATCAGCTCTTTTTTGCGGTCATACGACTGCTGCAAAAGCTCTTCCTCTGTCAACAGCCCGGAATATAGGTTGTCACGCTCAGACTGTTTCTGCTTCTCCAAGTCGCCTAGGGCAGTCTGCCGGTTCTCTTGGGCCTTAGCTTCCAAGTCAGTCCGTAGAGTGGAGCCTAGCTCAGTGTTGGCCCGTATAATCTCAAGCCTAGCGTCGTATGATTCTTGTATGATCTGCTCTTCAGTACGCAAAGATTTCCGCAAGTTTTCAAGGTCAGCGCCTTTTTCCTTAGCTAGTTTTTCGAGCTGGTCAGACCGCTCAGAATCAAGCCGGCTAATCATCGCGGCACGTTCAGCTGACTCGGCTTGTGTATTCTTTTGGATAATGCGCAAGCGCTTATCATAGGAAGAATTTATGGCCTCTTCTTCAGTCTGCAATGAGTCAACAAGTGAAGCGTACTCTCGTTCTTGTTGTTTTTTAGCGGACTCAGCTTTTTTAGCCGCAGCCTTAGCAGTCTTGTCAGCTCCGTCACTTGCGGCAGCCGGTGCCTTAGCCCCAACGGCGTATTGTGCCAAAGCATCTACGCCTGCTGCAGCTTTAGCTTTAGCAGCATTAGCTTCGTCATAGGTTTTGCGTAAATTGTCCGCAGCGGCTACCTGGTCAGCTGAAGCTTTAAGGGCCGTGTCACGCTCAAACAGTATGGAATCAATGGACCCTAGCCGGGCCGTCTGTGCTGTCTTAATGGCTGCGGCATACCGGTCTGCTGCACCTTGGATAGTGTCAGAAGTGAATATGGCAGCCACTGAATCACGCCAGTGGATAGCGTCTGCCTTCATAATGTCAAGGCCTGAAGCGAACTCGACAGCGGCTAGTTGTATCAGCGCACGAATGTTGGATGGTATACCTTTGAAGGCCTCAATTAAGAAGTCTACAACGCTGCCGCCCTCGTCTTTCCATTGTCCGAAGTTCTCTTTAATGAATTGCGATACTATTTGAATGGTCTGCTTGACATCAGCCCCAAAGCCGTCAAACTGGACACCTATGGCTTTGATGTAGCCTTCAAGCTGCCCTGATGCTACCATGTCAGTTAGCTCTTGCAAAGCTGCCGTGGCAAGCTTCACACCGTCCTTCATGACATCGCCCACGCCGGCTTCATTCACCTTGCGAAAAAGCCCATCCCAAGTATCGCCTAGGTTTGAGATAACTCCATCCAAGGTGTCCATGCGTGCTGCCATGGCACCAGCAAATTGATTCTCACCCAGTTTAGTTAAGTAGCCCTCAATCTCAGCAGCGTTGTTGCCTATGGTGGTTGTGGTGCCTCTGAAGGTTAGCGCTACCTCGTCCCCGTTTTGCTTGGCCTTTATGCCGAACTCTTCGAGCCGTTCAAATTCACCAGTGGCCGCATCTGCCACAGCTTCAATCATGTCATTAAGGCTATTGCCCATTGACGATGCTGTGTTGCCGTAGGAGGTTAGGGCACGCTCGGAAGGTGTCAAGCCTAAGTTGACAAGTTTGGTAAAGCCTTCAACCGCTTGGTTGAGGTCGTAAGGAGTTTTGGCAGCAAATTGCGTTAGAGCGTCAAAAGCTTGTGCGGCTTTTTCAGTGCTGCCAGTGGCTGTTATAAGCCCGGCATTGAGTACGTCAAACTCTCGTTGAACGCTAACTAGTTTAGATAAGCCCGCAGCCGCCGAACCAACGGCAAGCAAAGGGCCTAGTAGGCCTTTGATAGTGGACACTAGCCCGCTAGAAGCCCGCTCTGCGGAAGCTCCTGCGTTAGCTAGCCCGTGTAGGTTATTGGAGGCCTGCTGGACCTGTACGGACTCAACCCTAATGGCTAAGCTTGCTACATCAGTTGTTGGCATATTTCACCTTCCAATAAATCCTGTCAATTGATTTGATTACCTCGGCTTCCCAGCCTACTACGCTTTTTCCAGTCATGTTCGACCAGGCTTGCATCTCGCAGAAGGTTAGTTGGTCTCCAGTAAAGACCTCTCGCCAATACTCCCATAAGTACCCAACACAGTCGGGCAATTCTGGCGCATCGGCAAGCTGCTGTGGTTGTCTCTTTGTCGTCTTCCAGACTTGTATAAGAGAATCCCGCAGAGTCTGTTTAGACCCTGCGGGTATGCGGTCAAGCGCAAATTGAGCCTCCGCATAAAGTGCTAACTGCTTGACCTGGCTTGAAAAAAAAGTGCACGCTTACCAGCAGCCTGGTCAATGGAGTCCATAATCTGTGGGGCTTCTTTGAAGAAAGCCTCCACATTTTCAGGTGTGCACTCTTGCGGAAAAGACCAGGCAATGACTAAGGTGGCTATAAGGCGCCGTTTTATGTCATTAACTGCCTGGTTAAGGTCAAAGTCTTTGCCCATGTTCTCGCCAACAGCTTTAATCATTTCACGCTTGCTTGCGGCGTCAGCTGTCCGGAACTTGTCCGAGTCAACCCCCAATATCCGCACCCAATGTTCAGACTTATTGCCGTCGGGCGTGTACAATGGCAATTCAATGCCATCGTTAGCAGGCCCACGAGTTAAAAAAGCGTTCATGCCTTCAGCAAGCACGGTCTCAGTAGTAGCAGCCATTAGATTGGTTTCCTTTCAATTGACAAGTTAGTGCTTGTTACGGAATCCAACAAAGCTTGGAACGGAATGCCTAAAGTGATTGGGCCATCGCCCTTCACATCCGGTTGACCGCCGTTGAACTTCAGCCGCGGGATGGTCCAAGTGTAAATGTTGCCAGCAGTGTCAGGCGTATCAAAGGCGATGCTTGATTCTGTCTCGTTGATGAACTTCTCAAGCAAGGCGCTATTTTCGAAGAACACAGTGACTTGTCCATTGCAATTTGAGCGCTTGACTGATGGCAAGATAGTCTGTTTGGACCCGACAACATAGCGGGCTTCTAGGCCGTTCTCAAGGGTTAACTGAATCTCAGTGACAACCGCGATGGCCGACCCGCCTTCTGTCAAGGTGCCTGTAAAGGAATCCATGACGCCAGTTGTAGTGGCCGCCTTGTAGGTAGAGCCTACAATGGGAATAGTGTCCAGTGACAAGCCTTGGCTCAATACTCCAAAAGCGCCGGTGACAATTTTATTCGCACTGACCTGCAACTTCAAGCTGTTAAGCTCCACACCTTTGAAGCGGTGGAAGGGCTTATCTGCGGACTGAATATCACCAAACTTACGTTCGATTGTGAATGACCGCCGGGTAATACCAGCCTTTAAGGTGGCTCTTGCTGAGTCAATCAGCTTGCCGGTTGCTGCAGCTTCCACAGCCATTGTCTGGCCTTCAAGTGGCGTCACTGTCAGGGTCAACGCTGCCACAGCTGTTATTCTGAACCGCCCGTTGTTGCCTGCATTGGTCCACAGTGAAGTCCTAATGACTTGGTTGACCGTGAAGCCGTCAGTAATAAATGAGCCAGCTGCGCGGGCAAATGACCCGACGGCGGCGCTGACTGACGCGGTCAGTCCTGCGGTAATTAGTGGGACCCATGAACCCATCATGCAAGCTTCAAGTAAGTCGTCAAAAGACAAGTAGCTCAGTTCAAAAGAAATGTCGCCAGCAGCTTGCTGCGCGCCATGTCTATATTCTGCAATTTGTCTATCGGCACGGACTTCCTCAGATTGCAAAGCTTCTTTGCTCAAGCCGAGGGTGGTGCCAGTATGCCGGATGGGGATGAAGTTAGGCATCGCTGGAGTCACCCCATAAAGGGTTTCTGCAACGTAGCTCATCTGGTGTCTGCTTCCGCTAGCCATTTTATACGCTCTCTATTAGTTAGGTTAAACTCTATTAATGCGGGTTTCCCACACAACTGACATGCTCACTCGGTACCACCCATCCACATCCCTGCCGCGTGAACGACTGCAGGAACTAATCAACACGTCGGCAACTCCAGCAGAGAATTTAGCCCCTGCTTTGAAGAACCCAGCAACCTCGTCAGCTTTTAGCAACGAGGCTGATGTGCCAGTGTGCTTCTGATAATTTAGGTCTATTTGCAATAGCCCAGAATATAAGTCTTGACCGTCGACGCCGACACTAGCTGCCTGGACGGTGGCAGGAATGATGAACACAGCAGCCCAAGGCGCCTGATTAGCAGGCTTTTCAAATGGCAAGTTATCGCCAGCAAAAGGCAAGTCTAGTGGTGAGTCCACCACGGCTTGCATAAGTGCTGTCTGAATGTCTTTGAAGGCTGTAGTCATTTGCCTATCCTAATGCCGCGGCTTTAGCTGCCACTATCTGTTGCCATTTAATAGCGTTTACCCGCAGCATGCCTTCTGGTGCTTGGGCTGAGCCTGTGCCCATCTCAAGGCCTTCAATATAGTGCAGGTTGTTAGTGAACCACACCACATCCAGCAAGCTGCCTAAGTTGGCTGCTGCGTCAGCAATAGACTCTGCACCTGAAGTGGACTCTCTAGCCGTGACGCCTGTGACCGGTGTATTGATTGTTGTTTGCCAATTGCCCCTAGCCCTACCGGTGTCAACTGGTGTGGCTAAGATTACCAATTGGAAAAGCTCTAAACAAGACGCCCGCTTTATCCGGTCAATCTTGTCAAGAGCATGAACACCAAAACCAGTAAGCTGCACGCTAAATATGGACATTATGGTAATTTGAACCCCACGCTATATAAGAGCCTAGTAGCTCCATCTGGTGCTAAAGGCGTGCAGCCCATGACTTCCCATGTTGCGCCGTCAAAAGTGGCTTCGTCTTTAGGCTCAGGTATAAAGGTTGAACCTTGGCCGGACATTACCACAAACCGCACATCTTGAGAAGCGTCCACATCAGACATAAAGCGGACGTCGAAAGCTTCTAGCGTACCTTGTGACGCAGGCAGGATAACTGAGGCTAACGTCTGCGACGCGGTAAGCACTTTAGAGCTAGTGCCAGCCACAGGGTCTGTCGTGAATCCGTACCTAACCAGAGTTATCCTTAAGCCAGCTTTATCAATGGCTTTTGAAGCTTTAAGCCGGATGGCTGCATAGTCAATAGCCATATTAGCCTCTAGCCACTTGGCCTGTAGATGTGGACGCCAGCAACCCGTCAGACTTTAACAGCAAAGTGACTTCCGGGAATTGTGGGGTAGATTCGGCCAGTTTTGGGCTGGCTCTATCTGAGTACTTTATGGTTGTTTCAATAGGCCCTACTTTAGTAGTATCTTCTAGCACAACTTGGCCAGAAGCTTCATAGGTCGGGTCCACGAAAAGAGCAACTGCTTCAAGGGCTTTCTTGGCCACAATGGCTGTGGCTGCAATAAGCACGTCAGGGATAATGCTTTGCAAAAATAGAGGCACTTGCCACCTAGGCCATTGAGTGCTTTGATGTTTGTAAATTTTACGCCCTATGTACGGGTATCTAACATCCAGATAGCCTGTGGCCTCTATAGCCGCAATCTCTATCTGGGTGTTAGAATAAGTTAACGACAAATCAACGCCCCTAGTAAGCCAGTATGCTTTCACTGCAGCAGCATCCGCATAGGAATTGGCGCCAACTACTGTGCCTGCCCCTGTTTGTACAATGATTGTCATGACTGGCCCCTAGTAAAGTATTATTGTTGCGCCGCTTTAGCTTTGGCTCTGGTATAGCCTTCAGCTATTGCATTGACTTCAGCACGCGTTGGCGTCTTGCCAAGCAAGGTCGCCAAGTATTCGAGTGAAGGCCGGTTGTTTGACGTCCAATGCGCGTCATCATTACCGTTCAAGTGACCGATAGCTTCAGCTAAGGACAATTTTGTGGCCTCACCTTCGTCAGCAGCGCCTTCGTCAGCAGCGCCTTCGTCAGCAGCGCCTTCGTCAGCAGCGCCTTCGTCAGCAGCGCCTTCGTCAGC